AGTATTCCCACTTTTCTTTATCTAGCATGATTCTTCTCCACTATGTTCTTCCCACTTCAATGAAAAGTCAGAATACTTTTTAAGTCTCATAACTACTTCTTCCATTGAATAACCACGTTCAATAGTATCTTCGCCAAATGCTAAATTACTACATTCTCTGATAAACCATTCTCTATCATCTTCATAAGTCCATGAAGTATCTACTGAAATATCTTTTATTTGTTGTTTATATTTCATTTATTTATTTTCCAAACAAGTTTTACACATTGATACTGGTATTCTCATGTAATGAACTACAGTATTGATGCCATCAAAAGTCTCTGATTCTCCATTAACTTTTTCTCCAAGTGCTATACTTTTTTGGCCGTATAAATCTCCTTTATTAATTAAAGATTTACATGAATAACACTTTCTTTCTTTTCTTGTTTTTTTAAGTTTCATTTTCTACCTACATATCTAGGGTTATCCTTTAAATGGTATGGATTATATTTTTTAACTTTCTTATATACATCTAAAATAGATTCTCTTTCATCTTGACTAAATTTTTTTAAGTCAAAATTTACTATTTCATCAAGTGCTAAAAATAAAGCACTTGCATCTTTTTCTTGTAGTTTAAGATTCATAACTGACATTAATTTGATAATGGATTTTTGGTAAATTTTTAGTATCTAAATTTTTAGATTTAACTAATGATTCAGTCAATATATGTTCAACAATTATTCGGTCATTTTCAGATAAATTTTGATGATGATTTAAAACGTGTTTCATAATTCATCACCTTTATATCCCTTTTTAAAATAATCTTCAGCAGTTAATTTACAGGCTTCAAATTCACATGGAGTTAGTCCAGTACCGAACCAAAGAATATCTGATTTAAGTTTTTCATCTAACAAACTATCTTTTGAATTGTAAAACTTTAAAAAAGTTTTTACTAATGCTAATTTTTGATTTTTACCATCAAGAATGTCTTGATCTTCCACAGGTGTGGCTGATATACACTCACTTGTATAAGTAGCATAAGTATCTAGCTTTCTTATGAAGTTATTTTCATCAAGTTCAATATAAACTACTCTTTCTGGTACAAGTAGTTTCTGATTAAACTTTCTTTCATACTTAGTTTTGACGTTAATTAAATCACAATCTTGCTCTATATAAACAAAATTTGTTTTTTTATCAAAATAAGAAAATTCTGAAATTTGAAACATTTCCATTTCAAGTTCTTTAATTACTTTTAAAGGCATTTCTAACCATCCATGAGCAGGGTCAGAATAGAATTTAAATAAGTGTTCTTTTGGATTCATAATTAATACTCACATTCAAGGATTTTTCTAAGCATTACTTCATCATTCATGCTGATAGCTTTCTGAATATTTAAATTCTCTAAACATTCATTAGGATCAATAAGGTATTCTCCCATTATTGATTGATATAAAAACCGATTCATAGGCTTTTTTAATTGAGTTGGTTTCATTTAAACTGGTATGTTTATGTAGGTTATTGTACATATATATATTTTAAATTGCAAGTATTGAAATATATAAAAAAAAGAGACTTTTTAAGTCTCTTTATTAGTGAACTTGTTAAATAATTTAAAAAGTTCTTTTTGTTGTTTACTTACATCTATTATTAATTTTTCATTTGCTTTTATATTTTTTTGCCTTTCTTCTTTTGTTTCTTCCATTAAAAAACCATCATTAATGTAGTTTTTACAATATTGAATATTTTCTTTATTTAATGAAAACTTATCTTTTATAAGTTCAGTAATTAAAATTTTTTGTTCTTTTGTTAAATTCATTTTATTCTCCAAAGTAAAAGCAATTACAAAACCAGTTCAACGCTTCTTGCTGATTCTCTGTAATTTCAAAATCAGTCCAAAAAGTACCCCAGTCTTGAAACTGCATTTTTATATTTTCTGGTTCTTTATACTGGTTTAATTCTCCTATAACTCTGAGAGCAGGCCCGCCCCATGTTAAAAGGATTTTAAATTCTTCTATTTCTAATTCGTTAGGGTTAGAAGTCCAACCGCTCCGAAATTCAACACTTAAAGCACTATTTAAAATACTTTCTTTTGTTTGTTCAATTTCTTCTTCTTGTTCAATAGTTGTAGGATTTAGACTTTCTAAATAAGAAAGTTTCTCATAATCTTTAACAATGCTTTCAATATGCCCTATAGCATTTTGTAAAGCGTAGTTTTTTTCTTTTGTTTTTTGCATTGCGGAAAGTTTGTTTATGCTCTTTTATTATATATTAAATGTAGGTTAATGTAAGTGTTTTAATTTACATTCATAATATTTTTCATTCAGTCTTAAAAATTCATTCAATTTTGCATTCAGTTTATTTTTTTATTTTTAAAATAATTTTTTATTTTTTTTTAATAAATTTTTTCTTGTAAAATTTTATACATGTATAATTTTATACAAAAAAATACCTAAGTAATTTTACTTAGGTACTTATTATAGCTAATTTTTAATAGTTTACTATTTGTTTTTGTTCCTCTTTACTCATCTTATAAATTTTAAAATCTGAACAACTTTCGGCTAGTTCAGGATTAAGACAATTAAAAGCAAAATTATATGGATCTTTATCAAAATACTCTGTCATTTCTTCTTTATCAAGATAAACACTAACCTTTAAGTCAGTTCCTCTTTTTGTATAGTCAAGACCAACCGCATCAACTAACTCTAGATAATCTATATCTAGAGTGAAGATAACTTTTTTTAATTCTAGTGTTTTCATTGTTTTAAATCTCCTTAATTAATTTGTTTGTTTCGTTTATATAGTTGCATGCAGATTGGATACCTACATTACACCTGTTTTCTACTGATTTATTAAGACCTGATGACAGGCCAAAATAAAAAAGTATTGATGCTATAAAAAGCAAATAGTAAAATTGAAATCTCATTTCTTTGTTTTCTTGTTGATGAATTTTCTTATTAGTGATCTTGTAAAACTAGAGAGGTTGACCTCTCCAGTTTCAGATAATACAAGTGCTACATATTGTGAATGTAGCTCAGGTGGTAACGTAACCTTAATTTGTAATTGCTTTGTAGATCTCATTACTTGTTAACCTCACTATTTAAGTTATTAACCAAATAAGCGGCTAGTTCATCTTTTAAATTATCGTCTTTGGATTGCTCAATCTTGTTAACAATAACTTTGAATACTTCTGTTAGATAATCCTTATCTGCTGAATAAGTAGCAGATAACATTTGAAAGCTATTTATAATATCTTTCTTAATCTGTTTGTTATCTAGATTAATATGTAGTTCCTTAGATTCGTTAGAGATATCTAAAAAAGAACTATATGAACCAAAAGCAAAATTTACTTTTAGTTTGTCTGTCTCTAGCGTTTGTCTATCGCTAGTAGGGAATAAATTGAATGATTGCATTTTCTGGTATGAGAATGAATAATTTTGTTAGATGTTTAGTTAAGTGTCTGTAAAATTTTTATTGCTGTTAGTCCAGATGTAAAAACGAAAGAACCAGAAACAATAATTAGAAATACTTAACTATATTTTATTATAGCATCTACTAGTAAACAAAGCTAACAGAAAGTACAAATAAATTATTAAGAGTACAAAATTTTTATTTAGTGTTACTTCTATGGACTCCTTTGTATTTCTATATTCTCTATAGGCTTTCTATGGACTTCTAAGGACTTCTTTTTACTTCTTAGGTCTATTAGTTCATATAGGTCTATTTTTTGGACTGGGGGTACATTTGCAGATTATTTTTTATTTTTTGCTGACGTGGGGAACTTAAATATATTCTGACTAATTTTTTGGTTCAACTTTTATAGAAAGTTCAGGAGCTTGGATGTTAACTGTTTCTATGGATTCGCCAATTACTTTTCCTAGGCTATCGAGAATTTGAGCTGCGGTTTGGAGTTGTCCTTTTTTAACAGCTTTGTTAAATAAACGGATTCTCATAGCTTGTAAGCGTGGAAGTAAAGCTTCTCTATCTTTTTCCCAATCTTCGTTATTCCAAACTTTAACTCTATCCCAATCTAACCAGGCGGTAGTTTCGGAAATATTTTCTATTGAAGCGTGTTCTATAACTAATTGGCGAGTAGTTTTACCTTCAAGTTGTCTAGCGTATAGACGTTGAGATCGTTTTAGAACATCTGATATTGTGGATCGAGTTCTTTTTTTAGGAGGATTAGCGAGAGGATTATTTATTATATTTTCAGGAAAAGTAGAGGAAGCCACAGACTTGATCTTAGTAGTATTTAGTTGAATGATAACTTAAAAGTAAGTAAATAGGCTATAAAGGAGGGGTATAGGTTGTATTTTTTGTTAATTTTATGGCTGTCAGTGAAAAAAAGAAAAGTGAGATAAGTTTAAGGTATGCACAGGGCGAAGTTTTTAATTCAGATAAGAGATTTAGAGTACTGGTAGCTGGAAGAAGATTTGGAAAGAGTTATTTATCTTGTATTGAATTATTAAGAGGAGCTATAAATCGTCCTGGTGAGGTTTATTTCTATTGTGCTCCTACTTACAGGATGGCAAAAGATATTGCATGGAAGGAATTGAAGAGGTTGACACCTAAAGTATGGATTCAAAGCAAGAATGAAACTGATTTGAGGTTGGAATTGATTAATGGTTCGACTATTGAATTGAAGGGTACAGAAAATGCTATGGCATTGAGAGGTAGAAGTTTAGCTGGTGTTGTTTTAGATGAAGCAGCATTTATGGATCGTGACGTTTGGGCTGAAGTAATTAGACCTGCGTTAGCCGACAAGCAAGGTTGGGCACTGTTTATTTCTACTCCTGATGGAACTGCGAGTTGGTTTTATGATATGTGGTGTTATTGCGGAGAGGAAGAGTGGGAAGATTGGGAAAGATGGAGTTTTACGACTATAGAGGGGGGTAATGTTGTAAAAGAGGAGGTTGAAGCTGCCAGGAGTCAATTAGATGCGAGAACATTTAGACAAGAATTTGAGGCTAGTTTTGAAAATCTTACTGGATTGGTGGCGGTTAGCTTTGGTGATGACAATATTGATAAGGAAGTACAGGATTTACACATGCTTCCCTTGTTAATTGGTTTGGATTTTAACGTAGATCCTATGGCAGGGGTTTGTGCTGTAAAACATAACGACACCTTGTATGTATTTGATGAGATTATGTTGACGGGTGGTGCTACCACATGGGATTTTGCGGAAGAGGTTACAAGAAGATATGGAGTTGACCGTAGAATTATTGCTTGTCCAGACCCCACTGGAAGTGCAAGAAAGACCAGTGGAGTTGGTGTAACGGATCATACGATACTTAGGAGGTCTGGTTTTACTGTTATGAGTCCTAGAAGCCCCTGGAAGATCAGAGATAAGATCACTGCTGTCAATACTGCCCTGTTTGATGCCAATGGTGATAGAAGGACGCTGATACATCCTCGTTGTAAAGAATTGATAAAAGCACTTAGGACGTTAACCTATGCACCTAATACTGGTTTACCTAATAAGAACTTGGGTGTAGATCATGCCTTTGATGCTTTTGGGTATTTATGTTTGCAACAATTTAACTTGGCGAAACCTGAGACATTAGGGCAGACTGCGTTTAG